GCCCTGCATTGGATAACCAGCTAACAGCTGGCTCCAAAACCACAGGTGAACTCGTGAGAGACACCGCATGGTTCCGCCCTCTAGTCGACGCCGGGTACTACCCGACGCCGACCCATCTCAGTTTTAATTTGGCAGACTGAGAACGCCCGTGATGTGTCAGATGACGATCATCCATGTTAAAACCACCGTACAATGTCTTAAACAACATCGCGCGGTCGGTAGCCTCGACAGGTTGCCGAAACATTATGGGGACCATCATCTTAACCTCACGTCTGAACAAGTCACGGTTCCATCTTCCCTCAGGTAGGTCGGATGGGCCGTACCGGCAAATTCCCCTAACCCCATCGGGATTTTCATCCCAATTAAGATGCTGCTCTTGACGGGCAGCAGGGTAAGGAATAAGCCCGGATATAAACGAGTCGATTGTTGAAGTCAATTCGCTATACCCGTATTTGGCAACGCTATTATTGCGAAAGCAACTTAGCGAGACAAGTTCAGAAACATCACGCACTGATAGCGGCAAATGCCGCCTGACATAGAGAGGAGTTACATTAAACCCATCCCAATAATCACCACCACAGGATTCCCTGAATCCTCCAGTCGAGAACGACTTCGCCGTATTAACGGCTAGGCCACACTCTTCAAGATGGCGTATCAGCGTTGGGACTACGGAAACTGGCACAATAATGTCATCTCCGTAGACTCCGATCTCATCGTGGTTGAGGTACTTTCGTACGTTAGACCGCGAGAAATCACCCTCCGTCATACACATCGTATAGACTACAATGGCCAGGAAGAACATAGTCTCCACTGGGAACGTAAGGGCACTGCCCATCGAAGCGAACTTATTTAAAAGGACAACTTCGGATGGTGTCTGAACTAACCTTGACCTAGTACTATCAAGGAACTCAACGAAAGTCGGGTTCCAAGAAAAGATGGTCCGCAAAAGTCCGTAATGGACCCTATCGGATGCATCGGAGAGATCGATCGTCGCGAGACGTCCGGTCTTACTCCCTAGGTGCGCTAGCCTCCGGTTCCGCGCCTGATCTGTTATATTACAGACAGGGTAACGGGATAGCCAGGACTTTAAAGCAGAGTGTAAACCCTGCTGAAGGAACTGGTTGTAGGAGGGTTCGATTGAAATCAGACGCGGTTTAACCGCTGTCTTCGGTACGGCAACAAGCCGTGCCGGGATCTCATCGATCGTGGGATAACTCCCCAACAAGGAGCTCCACGTGGGACGGAAGGTCTCCGCCCCAACTAGCGCCTCGGCTCGAGAAGAGATCGTGTTGAAATCCCAACGGGACACAGTGTCTAGCCTTTCGGCGACGGCACCGGGACCATGTTGGAACACGAGCTTAGACGAGATCGAGGAACCAACCATCTCACCAAAGAGGTGGTGGGTAACTTCAGACAATGCCTCCACAAACCGGGGGATACGCACGCTGGAAAGCGCGCGGTCCACGGCAACAAACCGCTTCACAGCGGCAGAAACCTTCTCATCAGAGCAGACTTCAAAGACCTTTTTATAGGCCCTAGAGATCTGCCTAATGGCAAGGATTGAGTGGGGACATGCAGAGGGACGTAGCATACCGGAAGGGGTGAAAATCCTCATCCAGAACCCGTGAAGGAATTCTGGATGGGACCACCCACGCTTCGTTCGCCAACCCGGAAACTCCGGGAGGCGGCCAGACGACAACCCCTGCAAGAGCAGGTCATCGAGCTGTGGAAGCGTCACCTCGAGGAAAGACGCACCTTCGTGCGCAATTCGAGAGGTCACCGTAGCTATATCTCTATCTGAGTAACTCCCTACCGGCCGTCCAAGTAATTGGATGAGACCGGTGAGGATATCCTGGCTTTTCATACATCCCTCCAAAGGGTAGTGTATCCAGGCCTGGTGGCGCCTACTTCACTTTGAAGCAGGCACAGATGAAGCCAATTGAGAAGCCCACCAACAAGGTAAGGCCCATCAAGACAGCGAGTACGAAAAGCTCCATGCTAGTTTTCACCGGCAATAAGCTTGACGAGATTCGCGTTCGTGTTGGCAGTAAGAAGGTTGAAGAAACCAACTACCTGCTTAACCACTTCAGCATCTGAGTACCCGTCGTTTGGACGGATAATCGTCAGACTAATGAGATCAGTAACACGGACGTTAACTGTCGATACCAGCGGATCGCTGGCAATCTTGGTTCCACGCAAACGAGCTACGCGCACCTTAGTCTTCCCATTGCTGGGAGCGATTTCGAGTGCGTAAGTCCCGTCTGGCCCCACGAACTGCCCAATGCCCGTCTTAGAAAACGAGCGAGGTAGAACGTGTGCAGTGCCGTCGATAGTGACGGTCTGCGGGTCTGTAAATGCCACCAGAATCCTTCTTTCTATTAAGTTGTTAATTTAGTTATTATTAAGTTGTGACTAACGAAAGAGCTAGCCTTGTTGCTTTTGGGTCATCTGATTTTAGACAGCCCGAGCGCAACCATGATCGCGATTTGTCCCGGATTTAAACCCGAGAGATCGAGACCGACTCCAAAAGGGGAGGACGAGAACCGTGTTTTTGACACGGTCATGTTCTTCATGTAGCCCGACGCACTATGCGTTAGGCTGCCATTAGGGAACACTCCCACCCGGCGGAATCCACCGATCGTGAGCGTTTTAGTGCACGTGGTTATCCATGCGTAGTCGACATTTGTCTGACCGGGCTTGGAGCCATAGCGCGACGCGTTATTGATAGCGGACCCTAGGCTGGTAAACCAGTCTATAAGCCAGGAATAGGGAAGAAGATCCCACCCTAGGGCGGGGTACCACAACCCTATCTTCTCCATCTGCTCCACTGCTTCATCTATGAATTTATTAGCACCAATACCCGGTCTTGCGATCGGGACCAGACGAGCGGAAAGACGAGCGTCGTACGACCTAGAAGTTAGGAGGTACGGCGCCATGTCTCTACGTATTGCCTGGGATGAGACGCTACTTGCGGAGCCGCCATAAGCGGTACTCGTGAATAGACGACTCATATCAGCCTCCTCGGTGTAAACCGTGGGCCAGCTGATGGTGCGCTTCCGCCTGTAGGCGGTACCATAGATTAAGCGATCAACGGTCGTAAGGACGCGAATAGCGTTCTCAAAATCGCTGATAAGTGGCTTCCAACCAAAAGTGACATTTAGATACTCGCGACCCGCGTATTTAGCGGAGGAACGAGGAATGTCCTGAATCCGTCGGAGCTCTTTTAGAGCCTTTGATAGATTTCGAATCAGCGTCGGGAATTCTCCTCGCAAGAGGGAAACAACCGTCTCGCCGACTTGAGCCACCTGCTGCGTAGGCAGCATATTGGCGAATACCGGAGATAATCGAGCATTACGCTCGAGAACCGAAGGCGTCGCTAGGGGGCCAGATAATCTGGTGGAAGTAAGGCCCGGCGTCGATGTGATTTCTGTTGGAATTTCTGCCAACGTCCTCGCAAAAACAGGCGTATCGTCAATGACGAGACCTGACGACGCCGATTTGTTTACATATCGACCGACTGATAACGTACGAAATTTCACCGAAGTGAATGGATGCCCGACATCCGTCGTGAGACGGTAAGGCATCTGGGTGGCGGGGAGAGCGTTGCTCTTCGATCCGCCCATCGTCGTCATTATGTCCTCAGTAAACCGTTTCCGGTCAGCGAGGACGTCGATCAAGTTCCCAGACCGCTGCGGCATACGAATTCCGACATTATTGCCGGATTCCGCGTCGCTTAAGTCGTATTTGGAACCACGGGACCGCCAGCTATAAATATAGTCAGCATCTCCGAAACAAGAGTACCTACTAAGGCTATCAAGCCGATCGTAGGGATTCGAGTAACGGACCCGTGTAGTGAACGTGCCCAAGATGGAATCCTTTCAGAGTTACTCAGTGGGGGGCGCCTGGA